CAAGGCCCACGAGTCGCCGTACAACGCCGCGACCGCCGGCGTCAACAGCTACGTTTCCGGCTGAGTCAAGGACGACTCACCTGGGCACGGATGCCCAAGCCATTTTTTAGTCGGAGGGCTTGGAGCGTGATTAATGAAAGTTGCTGTTGGGAACGTCGAGCATGACGTTAAGGTAGCGGCCTGCTACTCCGTGCCCAGGCTCGGGTTCCAGGATAACTTCTTCACCGCCTTCGCGGCGTTTGCCCCTCACGGCATCACGCTGACGAAGGGCACCGGCGCGTTCTGGGACCAGACCATGTCCCGGCTGCTCACCGACCTCTCGAAGGAGGAGACGGGGAATGAGTTCGTCGTTACGGTCGATTACGATTCCGTATTCGAGCCCGACTGCCTGACCCGCCTCATGGCGGCCATGCTCATCAGCGGAGTCGACGCAATCGCTCCCCTCCAGACAAAGAGGGACGACAAGAACCTGATGTTCACTCCGGCCGGGCTCTCGAATTCTGAAGAAGGGCCCGTTACCGTGAGCCTTCCTGCCGAGTGGTGGGAGAAGCCTGCCCAGCCCGTCGACACGGCGCACTTCGGGCTGACGATCATCCGGACGGCCGCGCTCAGGCGAATGCCGAAGCCCTGGTTCATCGGAGTCCCAAACAGCGAGGGCGACTGGGGCGATGGCAGACGCGATCCAGATATAGAATTCTGGCATCGCTTCCGCAAGGCTGGGAACTCCGTCGCCATCTGCCCCCAGGTCGCGATCGGCCACGCAGAGCTTGTGATCACTTGGCCCGACCAGAGGCTCAAGGCCGTCTATCAGTACCCGGCCCACTTCTGGGGCAGCGGCGGCAACAGGCCGCCCGAGGCATGGGGCAGCGAGGAACATGCGAGGAGATCAGTGAAGTGAAGATCAAGATGCTCAAGGATTGGAGTTGGTACAAGGCCGGACAGGTCGTCGACATCTACGACCCCCTGGCGAAGAACTGGCTCCAGGAAGGCGTTGCCTTGCCCGCCCAGGAAGATCGCTCGATCGACGTCGAGCGAGCCGAAGCCGTCGAGTTTCGCGTCGAGCGGGCCGTCGTCACCGAGAAGCGAAAGAAGTAGCCGTGTATCCCTCGCGATTCGATCGCTACCTCGACGTCGTCTCACGCCAGAACCTCCGGTATCGGTCGCTTGTTCGCGTAACAGAGCCCGTCGTCGAGCCCGTGACGATCGCCGAGGCGAAGTCCCACTTGCGAATCGACACCGACTTCACGGATGACGATTTGTATTTGCAGTCTCTCATCACGGCTTCGAGGTACTACGTCGAGAACTACGTCGACCGCACTCTCCTGCGGACCCAGCTTCGGATGAAGCTCGACCACTTTCCCGTGTGGGACCTGCCCCTGCCTCGCCCGCCCGCAATGGCCGACTCCGTGGTTGTCCAGTACGTCCCCTCGGATTCCTCGCTCGGGTATGCGTTGACGACGTTCACGAACTTCCGGACGGACAGGGACGCGACCCCGTCCGTCCTTCGGCCGCAGTGGAACGGCACTTGGCCGTCATGCCGTGGCGCAGAGAACGACGTCGTCATCTCGTGGTGGGCGGGCTACGGAACCACCGGAGCAGATGTACCAGTTCCCGCCCGCCACGCGATGCTGCTCATCCTCTCCCACTGGTATCGCAACCGCGAGGCCGTGTCCGAGAATCGGTTCGCTCCCGTGCCCATGTCTGCCGAGACTCTTCTCGGCACGGTCAACTGGGGGCAGTACCGGTGAGACTCTCCGCAGGAGAACTGACCGAGTCTGTGACGGTTCAGGTGGCGACTCAGTCCACCAACTCCTACGGCGAGACCGTCCTGTCCTGGTCGAACTTCGCCACTCGTCGAGCGGCGATCGACGGACGGACGATCACCGAGACCATGAACTCGGATCAGCCGTACACGACGGGCACATACAACGTCCGATTCCGCTACCTGCCAGGGCTCACTTCCGACATGCGTCTCGTCTGGACGAGCCGGACTCCAAACCGCACCCTCGACATCGCGGCGGTCACTGAGCGCGGCATGCGAGAGGAGCACCAACTCGTGTGCAGGGAGTGGCGGGGATGATCGGCATCGAAACACAGGGGCTCAAGGAGACGATCGACGCGCTCAAGTCGCTGCCGACAGTCATCGATCGCGGGCAAGTCTTCTCCCAGGTCTCTACTCAGTTCAAGGAAAAGCTCACGGCCGTCACTCCGGCCGGGTACAGCGGCAAGCTCCAGAGGTCGGTCATCGACGAGGTCAGCGACGAGCAGGCCGTCGTCGGATACGAAGCAGGAGTCGAGAAGGCCGGCAACCCTAAGCTCGACAGCGTCACCCGCCCACGCACTCGCGGGCGAAGCGTTCTCTGGGTCCGCGTCGAGGACCTGGAAGACCTCGCCACCCGGGAGTTCGAGGACTTCGAGAACACGGCCGTGTCTGTCATGGAGTCGGCCTTTTTGGAGCAGTTAAATGCCCGCCCCTGAGACTTGGCTGCGAAAGGCGATCGACGATGCCACGACGGCCGGCGTCCACCCGGTCCTCGCACCCCAGAACGCCCCCTTCCCTCTGGTCGTCTACCGGCGGTCGGCCACCCGACGCGAGCGAGGTTTGACCGGAAACTTCGGCGTCCCGGTGGCGACTTTCTCCGTCTCGATCGTGGCTCAGTCCTACTCAGAAGCCAAGGACATCGCGGACGCGATCCGACTGAAGGCCGACAACTTTACGGGCGATTTTTCCGGAGTGAAAATCGTTACGACGGCACTGGTCTCTGAGAGCGACAACATGGAACGCCCTCCGGAGGGACAGGCCAAACCACTGTACAGGGTTGATCAGGTCTACGACGTGCGTTTCCAGGAAACAAAGTAGCGTCCAAGGAGGGACGAAAAAATGCCATTCGAGTCTTCGCAGGGAATCGACTTCAAGTTCGGCGGCCAGTCGTACACGGCCAACCAGATTCAGGTGAGCCAGAACGTGTCCGAGATCGACGTTACGTCGCTCTCCGACAAGACCGGCAGCTTTCGGTCGTTCCGCCCGGCCTCGATCCGCGAAGCTCCGGAGCTTCAGATCGACTTCGTTGGCATGACCCTCCCGCAGATGACTGCCACGGCCCAGATCAGTTGGACGATCGACTCCAGCGGGTCGAACGCCGCCTTCACGGCGGGCCTCCCGACGGCGGCTCTCTGCACCTCGGCGAGCGTGACCGCTGCGGTCGGCGAGCTTATCAGGGGTCAGGCGACGTTCCGGCTGTCGCAGAACTAGGCAACGCCTCCTGAGCTAGGGAGGTGATCCATGTCATTCCTGTCACCGCACGGCTCGCCTACGGCGGCCAAGGGGCTGGAGTGTACTTGGGCTGGGTTCACGCTTGACGTCAAGTCGCTGTCATACAGTAGGTCGGCCTCGGCGGAAGTAGATATCACATGTATGGCGTCGGCGGTCGAGACGGACGCGAGCAACTCCACAAGGAAGCTCGCCGTAAAGTCCGTTGAGTATGGAATCATCGACCCAGGCGAAGTTCAGCTTGAGTTCCAGACCAAAGCAGCCGGACTAGGCCTGTCTAACTTGATTGGCAGAAAAAGTGAACTCAAGTTCAAGACGGACGAGCTTGAGGTCAAGACCCAGGCGATTTTGACACAGTTCTCAATGCAGATGCAGGTGGGAGAGTTCATCACTTGCAACTGTACGTTCAAGTTCACTGAGCTTTAGAATCGTTTTGTACGGATACGGTTTCTTTTTCTTTAGAGGAGCAGGTAGGCATGCCAGTTCTCAATAAGGCGGCGATCCTAGCCGCGAAAGATCAGAAGATGGTTTCGGTCGACGTCCCCGAGTGGGGCGGCTCGGTCAACATTCGCGTGATGACCGGCACCGAGCGAGATCGGTTTGAGGGAGAGTTCGTCGGCGGCAACAAGTCGGTCGACATGGTTCGCGCGAAGCTCGTGGCGAAGTGCCTGTGCGACGACGACGGCAGCCGCCTCTTCTCCGAGCAGGAGATTCCCTCGCTCGGCGAGAAGTCGGCGGCCGTCCTCGACAAGCTCTTCACTGCGTGCATGAAGCTCAATCGATTCACGAAGGAGGACGTTGAGGACCTCGCGGGAAACTCCTAAGCCGTCCGAGGCGGCGATTCGAGTTTCGTCTGGCGTTGGCACTCGGGAAGACGCACAAGCAACTCCTTGAGGAGTGCGACGCGGAGGAGCTTGCGGAATGGGAGGCATTCTGGCTCGTCGAGCCGTGGGGGGACGAATGGCGACAAGTCGCCCGTCTCACCACGGCTCTTTGCACTGCATGGGGAAGCAAGAACCTTGAAGAAGAAATGATCATGCCTTCCCACCGAAAGCCGAAGCAATCGGCGGGACAGATGATGGCTGAGCTTATGAAAATTCCGGCACTGACGAAGAAGTAAATGGCAACGATCGGCAAGATCAACGTGCTGTTTGGAGCCGACCCCGGCGGGCTCAAGAAGGGGGTGGATGAGTCTGTTGACTACATGAGCAAGCTCCGGGACAGCATCTCGGAGACTACCAAGGAGCTTGAGCAGCTAAACAAGTTGATGGACGCCCAGGCGGACGTCGCCTCCGCCGCCCTTGAGAAGATGGAGGTGGAGAAGAATTTAAGAATTGGCGCAGACTTCGAGGACCTCGACTCCGGAATCGAGGACTCCATCGACCACATAGACGATCTTGGCGAGAGCGTCGACGACGTGTCCGAAAAGATCGCGGCCGCGTCGGGCACCGTGCGAGTGAAGACGAAACTTGACGGCAACGTCGAGAAAGAAGTCGACGAGCAAGGGAAGAAGGCAAAGAAGGCGGCCGCAAAAAACAAGGTCACGTTCTTCGGCGAGATAAAGGACGTAGCCGATAAGGCCGCAGAGGCAGCCAGTAAAGTTAAGCCGCTCACTAAGCGAGTCATCATACCGATCACGGCGACGGTCACTGGGGTTACGCAGGCAATCTCTTCTGCGAAGCTGGCGAACGAGGCCTTTAATCTCTCGACAGGCAGCATCAAGGAGTTTTCTGAGTCGCTTCTGTCGAGCAGCACGGCGGCCAACGGGCTCCGCAACGCGACGGTTTTCGCCTTCGGTCTCGCGAGCGCGATAAAAGCTGGCAAAGAGTCATACAGCGGAGCGTCCGAGTCTGTTGTTTCCCTCAAGGAGAGCCTTGCCTCGCTTGTTGCCACTGGCTCAAACCAAAAGGCTCTGACGAAGGTTCTTTCCGAGGGAGGCGCCGCCCTGTTCGGCTCCGCCACGGCGGGGCTGGCGTACAAGGCCGCGATGCTCGGCGTCAACGAGGCGACCGAAAAGCTCGACCCGAAGGCGAAGTCAGCGGCTCGCGGGCTTGCGGCAATTGGGCTGGCATTGGCCCAGGCAGAACTCGCCTCCAGACTGTCGGAGGACTCCGTAGCTCTGTTCGCCGCCGCGCTCAAGTCGACTTCGAGCCCGATGGCCGCCGTCTCCGCGTTCTCGAAGACGTACACTCGCGGCCTTGAGGACCTCGCGGCGGCGTCCACGGCCGCCACCGACAGACAGAAGGCGTTCGTCAGGATACAGGCACTCGCATCCCAAGTGTTTTCCTCCGGCAAGGGGGCAGCAAGCTCCTTCGTTGAGCCATTCGTCACCGGTTTTACGAGAGCAAGAGAAGCCGGAGAGAGCTTTATATCGGCGGTTTCTCGTGGGCTTCTTGGGCAGGCTAAGTCTGCAAACACCACGCGGACAGCCGTCGATTCAATCGCAAAGGCGTTTGGGCCTTTTGCTGCCGGATTTTCTCGGGCTAAGGCTGACGGGCTTTCGTTCTTTGCCGCCTTCGATCGCGGCCTGACCGGCCAGCTAAAGTCAATCGGGGTATTTCGATCCGCCGTAGAGACGATCGGCTCGGCTCTTCGCGTGATTGGGGTTGCCGGTGTATTCGAGCCGCTTGTCACCGGCTTCCAGAGAGCAACCGACGCCGGCGCGGGCTTTGTGGCCGCCACGGCCAGAGGCGTCCAGGGACAGCTACAGTCGATCGCGGCCTATCGTGCGGTAAAGGGCGCGCTCGTTGATGCCGCCGACTCCGTGTACAAGTTTGGCGGGTCGATCATCGGGGTAAACGCCTCAACGAAATCGGGCCGAGACGCGTTCTACGCGTTAAGGGCGTCGCTGGTTGCTATCCGGTCCACGTCCTCCGACGTCGCGTCGTACTTCCAGATTTTCGGGAAGTCATTCTCGGCACTCTTCGCCCAGCTTCCTGCCGGGAAGACGCTGGTCGAGGGAATGTCGTCCGCATTTGCTTCGCTCGGCCAAAGAAGCAGCGCCCTTTCCTCGTCGCTCCCCACGCTGGGCGGCGCGATCAAGATGCTCGCGCCGTTTCTCACGGTAGCGAGCGTAGCGAGCGGGAAGTTTGCTCACTCGCTCGAACAAATCTCTACCGAGATGCAGAGCGTCGAGCAAATGGCCGACCGCTTCGGCGCGACGACAGGCGAGATGCAAATCCTGGCCTATGCAGCCGAGTCGGCGAGAGTCGGCATGGGGCAACTTGCCAAGGCGTCGCAGGCGTTTCTCACAAACGTCAGCAAGGTCAAGATTGGTCAGCTTGGAACGGAGAACGTCCAGGAAGCGAAATTCGCATTCGACCGACTCGGAATTTCGATGGAAGAATTGCGGAACAAAACTCCGCAGCAAGTCTTCGGGCTTGTGGCCGAAGAGTTGCTCAAGATTGAGGACGCCGCCGACAGGTCAGCCATCGCGTTCGACCTGTTCGGCAAGCAGGCGGTCAACGTACTGCCGGCCCTGAAGGGGCTCAAGGAGGCCGAAGAGGACGCGAGCAGGCTCGGTCTGGTCACGAAAGACATTGACTTCAGTCGCCTCATCAACGCGGAGGGTTCTTTCGATCGCCTGTCCCAGGCCAGCAAGGCCTTCGGGCGGACGATGGTCACGGCGTTCGCTCCCATCCAGACCGGGTGGAACAACCTCATGGCCGAGCTTCTCGGCGGGCTTTCGGCGGCTCTCGGCCCCATCCGGACTCTGTTTGCGTCTGCTTCAGTTCCGATGCAAGTCTTCATGGAGGTGATCGGCCGGATCGTCAACATTCTTCTCCGAGCCGTCGGAGTTGTGGCGTCGTTCTTTGCGGCGATGGCTACTGCAACCTTCATCGCCCCGGCCTGGACGGCCCTCGGGGAGGTCATCAGAGAGGCCCTGACATACGTCGAGAAGGCCGTCGATGTTGCCCAAAAAGTCGCCGACGTTTTTACCTCTCAGATGAACCCGGCGATCGAAGAGTCGCAGGGGATGATGGAAAAGCTGACTTTCGCCGCAAAGGCTTTCGCTACAGCGATTATCTCGGGCGGAATTGCCTCCGCCGTCATGCAGTCGTTCGGGATTCAGGCCGGCGCGGCGCTCACTAAGTTCGCAGCCGGCCTAATGAAGGTGAACTTCGCATCCGTGTTTGGTGGCATCATCAAGTTTATTCGCATCCTGACCATCGACATCGTCGCCGCTGCAACGAAGTGGGTGGCAAGCATGACGCTGATGGGAGTCAGTGCAATCGCGGGCCTAGTCACGCCGTTCCTCGGCTCCGTGGCAGCGATCATCACCGGAAACGCCGCCATCGCGACGTCGGCGACTGTGACCGGGTACGCGATGGCGGCGGCCTGGGTCATCGGCACGCTTGGAATCGCAGCGATCGTCGTCGCCCTGATCGCCGTCTACCAGAACTTCGACAAGCTGTACGACTACTTTGCAAATTTCGGGGACAACCTTGCCACGCTGCTCACCCCCGACGGTTTCGCGGAGGCGGCATACGCGGTCGTCGAAGCAATCAAGACGGCGTTTGGGACTCTGTTCGGGTGGGTCAGTTCATTCTTCGGCAACATCGCCAAGAGCGCAATGATGGCAATGTCTGGCATCAAGATGCCAGAAAAGAACGACGCCGCTCGGTCAAGTGTTGAAGACGTAGTTGCGTCTCGCCAAGCGAGGCAGCGAGCGACATTCCAGGCGAGCATGGCTGCCTCGGCGGCTCTTGGCATGGACACGTCTACGATCACGATGCCGACCGAGGACGTCGATTCGCTCAAGAAATCTCTTGCGGCCGCCAGACAGGACATGATCGGCCTATCGCTTAATGCGTCCCGCTTTGGCGAGGTCGGCAGGAAGTCCTTCATGGCTGCCAAGGCCGACTTCGACAAACTTCAGCAACGCCTGGACGAGGGGACGATCTCGCCGGAGAAGTTCGAGGAGGAGTCGCTGAAAATCCGCGCTAACCTCCAGAAGAATTTGAAACTTGCGGACGTGCTTTCACCCGAGCAGCTTCAACAGTCCGCAGAAGAGATGCGGAAAACGGTTGAGTCTGCATTTGCGAAAATCCGCGATGTGATGCGAGGGCAGGACCTCGGCAGCACCCTGAGCGAAGACAAGTTTTTCCCGACCTCCGATGCCATCAAGGAGCAGGCCGAGAAGTTTGGTCAGCAATACCAGGACGAACTGATTCGGATTGAGACGGCACTCCAGAACGGAGAGCTTGGGCAGGGGCAGGCGGCCATCAAGGCGGCCGATCAGGCCCGAGAAGCGGCGGCCTCTAAGTTCAACAGGAACATGGGCAAGATCGAGGCCGACCTGTCGTTTGCCAACGAAATCAGAAAGGCACTCGACGACGCGTTCCTTACTCCCGTCCAGAAGTTCCAGAAGGAACTTCAGAAGATTCAGGAGAACAAGTCGCTCACCGAGGCGGAGAAGTCGCTCGCAACCGTCAACTCGCAAAAGCAGATGGTTGAGGGCGAGTTCGGGAAGACGGCCGGGCAGTCGATCCGAGAAAAAGAGGCGATGTTCGCGGAGGCGACTGCAAAGGACAAGTACGGCAGGACGGCGTTCGGCGCGGCCGCAGGGAGCGAGGCGGCAGGCGCGGCCAGGGCGTCGGCAGAGAGGACGAAGCTCGACATCGAGAAGCGACAGGCCGCCGGCCTCGACGCCACCCCCGCCCAGGCGTTGCAGGCAGGAATCGACAAAATCAACGACGTGTTTGGCGAGGCTGGCAAGGGCACTGCCGAATACAACGAGGCGATCAAGAAGAACCGCGACGCGGTGCTCCAGTCTGTCGGCATCGAGAAGAGCGCTGTCCAGGTAAGGCAGGAGGCCAACGATCGACTGAAGGGCCTTTCCTTGTCTGCCGAGGAGAGCGCTCAGGCTCAAAAGAAAATATCCGACTCGTTCATGTCGGCCCTCGGGATCACGAAGACCCCCTTCGAGCAGTTCTCGGGCGAACTCGACAACATCGCCACCCAGTTCGGCATGGCTGGTCAGCCTCTCGAAAAGGTTCGAGAGTCTCTGAAGGGGAATGCGAAGGACCTCGAACTATTCGATCGTGCCGTGAAGCAGTCGCGAGACAATCTGCTTGCGTCGCTCGGCGTTGAGAAGACGGCGCAGCAGGTCTACGAAGAGCAAATCAAGAGGATCGAAGAGGCAGAGAACGCCACCGATCCGAGCAAGAAGATCACTGCGGAGGAGGCCACAAAGGCCAAGGTGGCCGCAGCCCGAAAGAAGGAAGAGGCCCTCGGGGCCGACACGGCGAACACTCGCGCCGGGCGATTCTCCGAGCGCCGCCGCGAGATCGAGGAGGCGTTCGGCAAGAACGGCGAGAAGAACCAGGAGGCGTTCGACTCGGCGATGAAGAACCTCCGGAAGGAAGGCCCAGGTGCAGAGCAAGAAAGCCCCGTGCAGGCTTTTAAGGAGAGCCTGAAAGAACTGGAGTACATGAGGGGCTCGGGGGCGATCGACGACAAAGAGTTCTCCGACAGAAAGCTCAACCTCCAGGCCCAGCTTCAGGAGTCTCTCGGCCCCGCTCTCGACAACCTCAAGCCCGACCGCCGGGCGATCGAGGGCTCCGACGTTCGCAGCAAGTCCGGCGTCGACACCTTCTTCCGCATCCTTCGCGGCAATGACAATCCGTCGCTGAAGGCACAGCTTGAGGTGGCAAAGAACACGCGATTCCTCGCAGAGGCCGCCCGGACGCCTGACGCTGCCCCACTGATCGCGCAACTCCCGGCGAGGTAGCTATGGCAGTCGTTTCAACGAGAGAGATGTTCCGAGGTCGCTCGCGGTCAGCGGCGTTCGGCGACGTGCCGACGTACACGCGGGTTTGGATGGTCACCGTTGACGACCCCACGAACGCGTACCAGGAGATTAGCGAGGCCCCTGGCGTTGCGTGGCTTGAAGCCCACCCCGAGGACCAGAATGCGTTCCTCACGGATTCGAGCGTCCAACAGGAGGGCGACTCGCCGTTTCACTACCGGGTCACGTTCACCTACAAGGGGCTCAAGCCAGAAGATGCAGTTCCTGTCCCGACGGATAGACCGGCGCAGTTCTCGTTTTCGGGATCGCTCGCCTCTGCCCCGTGCTTCTGGTACTACCCAAACTCCGGCGACAACTCAACGAAGCGGATCATCGTCAACACTGCCGGCGACCCCATCGGCGGCCTCGATCGGGACGAGGGTGAATTCACGGTAACGATCTCGGCCAACACCTTGCCGCCATTCCCCTACGCCAAGGCGCAGAACTACGTCGGCGCGATCAACAGCGACTCCTGGAGCAGCGGCAATCCTGGGACGTGGAAGTGCATGTCAATCACCGGGAATCGGAAGATCGAAGAGGTTGGCGGGACTCAGTACGTCTACTACGAAGTGAGCACCACGCTCGCGTATCGGGGCACCGGCTGGGACCTCCAGACCTGGGACGTTGGATTCAACGAGATCGTCGGCGGACAGCGGAAAAAGATCATGGCTGGCTCCGAGCCTGTGAGCGAGCCGGCGGCCTTGAGCACCGGCCGAGCGAAGGCTCCCGGGCAGCCCCCCGACATGCTGACGTTTCGCATCTACAAGTCTTTGACGTTCAACGGCACGTTTCCCGTAATACCGGATACGGTATGAGTTCAGGCAGCTACAGATCGAGCGGCAACTGGGGCAAGAAGGCCGTCCAGTTCACGCTTCAGGATGCACAGCGGATCGCGGAGGCTGTGCAGGGTCACGAGCGTGGCCGTCGTGGGCGGAAGCCGAGCACTCTGCCGAGGGCGGCGGGCGGCGGAGGCGCTACCGAATCGGGCGGAGGCGTAGCTTTCGCAACATTCAGCGGATCGTGGTTTAAGGGCACATACAAGACGATCTCGCTGTTTCTGCCGTCAGGGCCTGCAACGGCATCCGCATACAACTCTCTGTCAAACATTGCAGGCACCGGCCCAAACCGAAATTGCACGGTCTCCGTGTTTCCAGGCCCAGGCCCAAGCGGAGAAGAGAACGAGTACCGTCTAGTCTCTGCGGAGTGTTCGTGAAATGAACGGGCTTGGGATTGGAGACTGCCTGAAGCGGTTTCTTTGCTGCTTCCCAAGGGTTTACGCGTGGTTCCTGTCGCCGAATGGCACGGCTACTGCGCTCGGAAATGATTATCTCCAAACTTATGACAACAGAAATATCTACTGTGGAAATTACTCTACCCCGCCGGCTAAAACGATCCCCCCGTCGTCAAGTTACCTTAATGGAATAACTTTCGACTCACAGGAAGACTGGAAGTTTGTGGCAGGGTGCGGAAATCGCTCCTATGGGATCAAGCAAGACGGGTCTTTGTGGGGATGGGGGGAGGGCCCTCTCGGAGACGGCACTGTCGACGGCTCCCCCGTTCCAGTCCTCATTGACAGCGGAGAATGGAAATTTGTTTCCCCCGCCACGTCTCACACGCTCGCGATTAAAGAAGATGGGACATTGTGGTCTTGGGGCGAGAACGATTGGGGGCAGCTTGGGACAGGATGCAGCAGAAATAAAATGCTCTCCATGCCGTTTTTTTATAGGGGGGACTTTAGGGCGAGCCTCTCTTCTTCTGTGTCGCACGTCACAATTCGTGAGGGCGGAACCTACTCACTAACTCCATCAGTGCGCTTTGAGGTCAAGGGCTATAGCGAAGCAAGCAGGGACAGCTACGGAGCGTCTGGGGCCGCAGGCTTTGCAAGAATGAGTTATTCTCTGTGGGGAAAACCCGGCCCGAGCTACTACAGAATATGCAACATTGATGATGCAGGGTCTGGCTACACGCACGTCCCGTCAGTAAAGGTCATTTCCGAGTCTCCGCCCAAAACGCAGCCCGAGCTTGCTGTAGTCGTATCGTTTTCTGTTTTGAGCGTCGAGGTATCAGACGGGGGGCAAGGCTACACGTCCCCGCCCTCTTTGTCTGTCGTTGGCATGTCTGATTTTTCGGCAGAAGCGACGGTGCTGAACGGTCGGGTTGTGTCCGTGAGCTTACTGTCCGGCGGTCAGGGCTACAAAAGAACCTCTTTCGGAGATTCTTCACCGCAAAGAGCAAGAATTACGGTATCCGGGGGCGGAGGCACGGGGGCTGTGCTTCTTGCAGTTCTTGGCAATGGTTTCATCGACCTCGTTGAAATCAGAAACGCCGGCACCGGCTTCATCCAGCCGCCGACGCTGGAGCTTCAGGGCGGCGGGGGCGCCGGAGCCAGGATATCTGCCGCGTCCAGGGGCAGCGTCGTTGGCGTGACTGTCACCAACGGGGGTTCTGGATACACGACGATCGACAATGGCGGCTTCTCGGGCAATGGAGCATGGTCGGATTACAGAGTCGAAGCGGTATTTGAACGACAAGCGGATGACCTCTTTACCTATAACGCAAGGGGCATTGCTTCGATAGCTCCGGCTAAGGTTACTCCTCTTGCAGTGGAGCCAAGCTACGCGCAAAACTTTGAATCTAATTACTTTAAGCCAGACCAGGGACTGCTCGGAGCATTCCAGATAACGCAAGGATTTAGAAACGAAACCACAATTGAAGCGAAAATAATTGGCGGCGGCCTGACGTGGGAAACAGGCATTTCATTAACTCAAACGGAATTAGCTAGGGACGCTTGGGGGTACAAATCCGTTCGTTTTGATTACGATGGAGCGAGTTCGCATGAATTCACGGATCGACCGTATGTGCAACTCAAAGCATCGACGCCGATGGGGATACAGCCGTTCTACCGCTTTTGGTTAGGCTATACTTTGCCGGGGACTGATCCACTCGGCACCATCGAGAGAGCCGTTACCGAGGAACAAAATGAGTTTTACGCGGTGGCGGCGTGCAGTAACGATGGCTTTGTTCGTAGAACTGATACGGGAGTATATACCACGCGATCCGGCGATCTTTTTGGTCTAGCAAACAACACGATAAGGAGTGGGCTCCTTGGTGACATTTGGTGGTATCAGCAATGGAGTTTTGGCGGCATAACTGGGTCGCCGAGCGTTTCCTTCACCGGCGACGCAAAGGCGTCTCTCCTTATCAATTTTGAAGGGAATTGCATATTTACGATTGACGATCCGGGAAGCAAAACCATTCAGTGGAAGCTCGGGACGCCTTCCACAGCCCCAAGCTATTGCGTGCATTTTGATCCCAGCGACGAATTTAGATGCAAATCATTTGGGCTGACGCTGGACGTTCAGTCTGCCGTCTACGACCCCCCGCCCGAGAGACTTACGCTGTATGCAGATAACCAGAGCTGGACTGTCGGAGGTCCGCCGGACCCAAGAAAAGAAGTTATATCTCTTTCCGGAGACTATGAAGTCACACCTTCCGTTAGCTACGCGACTGAGCAGGTGCCGGATTCTAGCTGGAAGGCCCCCAGGAGCGCGGCGGGGAGGATATACGCTGTTTTTGGTTCAGGTAGAGACCAAGGATGTTTTGAGATTCTTCCCACGGGCCTGCGAGTAGTCCGCGAAGGAGGGTACTTCACGAAAGAGCCGATGTGCAGTTTCGTCGGCAGTGTTTATCCAGAAATGCAGAACATTCCCGGAGAGTGGGAAAAAGCCGAGGCCTCCCCGGGCGGGACAGCGAGGTCGACCGCCCTGAAGAGCGACGGAGACATCTACCGGTGGGGCGGGGGCGGTTTTTGGTCGCAGCACCCTGCTTCAATCGGGCGACCGGCCGTATTATCGGTGGAATGGAATCACGATTCGATGCCGGCCGGGACCGCTTCCTGGTATTATTATGGCAGTATATATTACCAACAGGGGTCAAGGTACCTCGGCTTCTCGCTACCAATTGGCTCCAACGGCTACACCGTCGCCGGCGATTCTTCTGGTTTAAGAGTTCCTAGTAGGCTGTTGACAATTGGGAAGCCAGAAGCTCCTGGATACCATACTTCAGCGACAATCGGCTACACAAGCCGCCGCTGCGATGAGTATCGTTTTTATCCAGACGAATTGCCAAAGAACTTTCGCTGGACATACCCGCCATCAAACTCCGACAGCGGCCCGATTGGCGGATTTACTGTAGTAACGAAGCAGCCGGGCCCTCACCTAAATGAATTTACTTCTGAGCCCTTAACTTCCTACCAGGGCGGCAGCGGCTACTACTCCCCGCCCACAATTCATGTTGATGCTTCTGGCGACCCTGTTGTCTCTGTATCGGCAGAGTTAAAAGAAGTACCTTCTTTTTCAGATTTTTCTTCTTCGCTTGCAATGACAAGCGCAGGGGAGCTGTGGTCACTCACTGGCGGATACAGGATCGCTGGCAGTGACCTCAAGTTGCTGTCGCGAAAAGCGTCGGCGTCGGCCAGCGACATTTTTGACTCAGTTATTGCGGACGTGCAGCCGAGGTCGGTTGCCGTTAAGGCTTTAAATGCGACCGAGGATTGCCCGGGATCAAAATTTACGGATGTTGCAGGGCCATCCGTTGGCGTAGGGTTTGGCTACTATGGTTATTATTTAAGGCTTAACAGCGAGAGCACTACAAGCGTTTCCCACGAGACGCTTGAGTCTGTTGACGTCGTTACCGGGCACTTAATTTTTATCGACGACGGCGGAAGTGGATTTGACAACTACAGCACATGGGTAATGCGAGTTCGACTTACAGACGCCGTGACTGTTGAGTCCACCACCGAGAAAACTGAGTTTGGAGATGATCGAGCAAAGATAGACGGCTACACTCGACGCGATGGCAGTGAGGTTCCAGAGCAAACCGCAGAGTATATCCGCAATTCATGGACACACTCCGTTGAAACAAAGATATCTTACTATAACAGGGGATTTGCTCGGCTTGGTTTTTCCCCGTGGATGGGCAGCCTTATCCCGAGTAGCAGTTTTTATGAATATGTTGCGCCAGCCTTTGGAGTGTCAAACTGTTTCTGGATTTCCGGCAGGACAAGCCAATACAGCACTTCTTCAGCGGTCAAAGACGATGAATTGGAAATTGATTTTGTCTGTGAAAGCGGGAACGCTTCTTATGAGTCGCTCCCCGCATACCGAGTTGTGCCCGTGAGGGGAGTGCTTGACCGAGAGTACGGCCAGTGCAAAGTCGACGGCTCTTGGTCTGACTTCACAATCCAAGACGACTCTCGCCGTCTTGGCGTTGTTGCTATCGAGGGGTGCCAGGGATTTATGGCCCCTGGAGAGGAAGCGAATTTCGTAAAAATTCGAGGAGACGTTGGCCTCAAGCCAGACGGCTCGCTTTGGCGACTTGGCTCCCCAGGACTTAGTCCTTCGAGAGTTATGGGAAACCTTGAACTCAAGGTAGCGTCTCCAGGAAAGGGATACAGGGCTCCGGCACTTGCCGAAGTTCCGCAACCGCACGCCGGGGTAGCAAAGGCCACGGCGACCTTCGACGGAAAGGTCGTGGCGGTTGGCATCGACAATCAAGGCGCAGGGTACAGAAGCCCGCCGCAACTCACAGTCTCCGGCGGCGCTCAGCTTCAGGCAGTCATCCTGGGTCCAGTCGACTCCATGACGGTCACCAACGGTGGATCGGGGTACAAAAACCCGCCACGGGTGATCTTCTCGGCCCCAGGGGTTTCTGCCTCCGGGAAGGCCTCCATGAAGGGCAGCGTCGCATCCGTGAGGGTTGTCGACGGCGGCGAGGGCTACTCTGCTCCTCCGACGATCTCGATGGGAGGAAACGCAACCGCGACCGCAACGATCAAGGGATATATCCAGGGCGTCATTGTCAATGAAGGCGGAATTTATTCCTCAGCACCGTCGGTCAACTTCTCTGGCGGCGGAGGCTCCGGCGCGACGGCCGTCGCCGTGATGGCGAGATCAGGAAACTCTCTCAGGGTTTCGTCCGTCGTAGTGACGAACACCGGCAGCAACTACACGTCATCTCCGACCGTGAGCTTTTCGGGTGACGGCTCTGGAGGCGCGGCCACGGCCGTCCTGAACGCATCCGTCGACAGCGTGTCTCTGACGTCAGGCGGCAGCGGGTACGGAGACCATCCGGCGGTCACGGCCGACGGCCCGGCAAGAACTCAGGCCAAGATTGCCGCAACGTGCTCGCTGGATGTCGAATCAGTTTCTGTCGTGGACGGCGGTTCGTACAGGTCTGCTCCGACGGCCTCGTTTGAGCCTGTCGGAGAGATTTCGTCTGTCAGCATCACGTCAGGCGGCGGCGGATACTCCTCTACCCCGGAAGTCAAAATCCTTGGCGGCCTGGGCTCCGGTGCGGGGGCGGCCTGCACGATATCCGCCTCGATTCAGAGCTTCGCAATTACGAACAGAGGCAGAGGATACCTCTACCCACCATACGTCCTGATAAGCGGCGGGAGGCGTCCCCGGCAAAGCACGCAAGCAAAGGCGACGGCCGTACTGGCGGGCGGGTCAATTGCCTCGATATCCGTAGACGTAGGCGGCAGCGGATACTACGAGCAGCCAACGGTGGCATTTAAGTTTCCAGAGTCGGCAATCGCGAACTCTTCCGTGTCGAGCGGCTCCGTGTCCGGAGTTCAGGTTCTTTCCGGGGGATGCTACTACACCGATCCGCCGCAGGTTGTATTTGAAGGCACAGGAACAGGCGCGGCAGCAACCGCGCAGGTGCAGGACGGCGTCGTCACGTCCGTCAGCATCACGAGCGGCGGAAGCGGATACTCGACGCCGCCCAGGGTCAGTTTCTTTGTACCCAAAGGCGGCGGCGGCGCGGCGGCGGCGGCCGTACTGTCGGGCGTGGTTGATTCAATTAGTCTCGTCTCTTGCGGCGTCAACTACGACCAGGACGCCTTGCCGGAGGTTCTCTTTATCGGCGGAGGCGGCTCCGGCGCGTCTGCCTCGCTGTCTGTTGCAAAGTCGGGCTCCGGTGGTGCGGCAACGACAACGATTAACGGCTCTGTCATCTACGCGGCAATCACCGGCCAGGGCTCGGGCTACCAGGACGAGCCGACGGTCACGGTCTCGGAGTCGACGAACTTCATTCTCCAGAAGGCATCTCAAGACTACTCCGCCGGCTTGATCGGAGAAGAAGAATACAACGAGATCAGAAGCACCAGCGCGGCCGTGGTGCGGGCTGGAATTACCGGAAAAGTGACGGGAGTTTCTGTCGACTCCGGAGGAGAGAATTACGTCCCAGGCACAGGTCGGTCGCATGACCAGCACGGACGCAGGAAGCCCTCCCGCGCGGTGCTTCGCGGGCCGACGACGCACCGCCACGGAAATGCGGCTTTTGGAGTTGTATGCGAGTCGCAAACGTCATCGAGCCAGAGGGGCGGTGGAGAGATCACTTCAATTGGGATTTCTTCCGCTGACTTCGTTAGAAAGCCCAGCGTCCATTTCGTCGACAGTATCGGGGTCTCGTTGAGCACAAGGCTAAAAGTTTCTAGCGTGGGAGTTATGAAGGGCTCCAGCTTAGAGACATCAAGAAATCTAAATGTAATTACCACGGGGACAGAACTGGATTTTAGCTATCGGCCGTCCGCAAGAGAACACAATATCTTGGCAGATTTTGGAGAGCCATTCGAGTACATAAACGGAGCCGAGCCAGACACATACGGATGCAACCTAGTGCCAAGCGGTGGTCGCGGAATGGTCAGCAAGAAGGCCGATATTGTAGTAAACACACACGACTTTATTTGCGATTCTTTCAAGGCAATTTATCTTCACGGAGAGTACGTTAGGCCGCCGAGACTTTGCGTTGAGTCGAGCAAAGGCGCAAGGCAGGAATGGCAATTGCCACAGAGCGTCTCTTTCCTCCAGCAATTTGCTCTTACCGGCAGCACTAGGCATTCCAGTGATTGCATTGGGATGGTCATAGACCCGGGGGTTCTTAAAGTCCTTTCGCCCGCTTTTGAAGTTACGGTTTCTAGCGGTAAAGTTGTGTCGGTTTCCGCCACAGGTACTGCAAAACAAACGGAATTCGCCGGGGAACTAATTGTTCACGGCGGCGGCGGGGTCGGCGCAAAACTTTCCTTTTCTATATCCGGCGAGACGATGACTGTTTATGTGATTGATGGCGGAAGCGGCTATGTCTCGCAGCCCAGCGTAAAGTGGGTTCTCCCGCAGGAGGCCTACGGGCCAACGCTATTCGGCCTGCCAACCTACCCCCTGAGCGAAAAAATGACATCGTTCCCGGCTACAGCGGGGAACCAGTTGATTGGTACTTCAGGGGGCGAGTTAATCGAGTACATCACGGGGTCAACTCACGGAGGATATATATCGAGTCGCGGAAACTACCCCATCACGCAAAATGGCGTATATCCTTTCTTTGCGGACGGCTTTGTGACGGATGCTTACTTGATGGACGCTGGTTACCCCACGCAGGATTTTAACGGCCCGGCATTTCTCAAACATTACACTTCGCCGCCGTCGGTGGCCGTAACGGAAGGATCGCCGGAAGAGCAGGCTTCCGTTCAGTCATCGGTCGTAAAGTGGACAGACAAGTTCTCCGGCAAGGACGGGCTTTGCGTGGCTGTCAGGGACACGACTCCATGACCGGCACAGAACTCAAAAAAATTCTCTCCTGGTTCAGGCTTACGGATGAAGCCGGGTGCCAGTGTGCGTCCAGGGCTAAAATCATGGACTTTTGGGGCCCGGATGAAACTGAGCGCAGGATGGACGAGGTGGTAGGATGGCTTCGTGAGGCCGCCTCCGCCCGGGGGCTGCCTTTCGTCGAGATCGCGGCCAGGGCGGCCGTGAGGCTCGCGATCTGGAGGGCACGGCGTCATGGAAGACCACCACTTTCTGATCAACGGCCAGAGGTGGCTGTGGAGGTACTCGACGCTCAAGGGAGTGGCGGAGGGCTGGACGGAGTACGCGAAACACAAGGTCCTGATACACTCGAAGCTCAGCCGCCGATCGAAACTGGAGTGCGAACTCCACGAAGGGCTCCACGCATCCCTGGGCCCAACGATAAGCGAAGAGGCAGTCACCCAGGCGGCCGAGGACCTCGCGAAGATTCTGTGGAGCCTCGGCTACCGTCAAAGTACGGACAGGAATACCCATGAGCATTGACGACCGCGAGTCAGTCGAGGAAGTACAGGACGAGATGGACAGAGACGAAGCGTTCCCAGGCCTCTTTGCGTCCGAGAATCCGAAGGACATGATCGGCACCAATAAGTTGCCGCTTCACCTCTGGCCGATGACGGCCACGGCGATGGGCTCGATCGCGATGCTGAACGGCGCTCTCAAGTACGGCCGCGCCAACTGGCGGGCCGTCGGCATCAAGGCGTCGATCTATGTCGACGCGTGTCAGCGTCACCTCACTCAGTGGTTTGAGGGGGCCGAGCACGACGAGGAAGGCGTCCCTCATCTCGCGTCCGCCATCGCGTGTCTCGCGATTCTCATAGACGCACGCGCAGCCGGAAAGCTCAAAGACGATCGTCAGGTCGAAGGTGGGTACAAAGAACTCGCGGCGGCACTCACGACTCACGTCGCGAGACTCCGCGAAGTCCACGCCGACAAGTCTCCGAAGCACTGGACGATCCAGGATTCACCCCCGCCGTGAGAGGCGGCCACACGTCCTCGCCTACCCCGTGTGGCCGCCTCCGGCGGGCTTATCCTCGATGAATCGTCGGCAGGA